GAGAGAAGAAACGCCTGGGGGCTCACGCAGACCTTTTTAATTCCGCCCGTAAACCCTCTTAGGGGCACTAGAAAACCGCTTTCATGCAACATTGGCCCGCTGATCAAGTGGAACGCCGTCCTATTGCCGGTCTGGTGCCCTATGCCCGCAATGCGCGGACGCATTCCGAGGCTCAGGTGGCGCAGATCGCCGGCTCGATCCGCGAGTGGGGCTGGACGACGCCGGTTCTCGTCGACGAGGCCGGTTCGATCATCGCCGGGCACGCCCGCATCCTCGCCGCGCAGGCGCTAGGCCTCGCCGAGATCCCGGTCATGGTGGCGCGGGGCTGGAGCGAGGCGCAGAAGCGCGCCTATGTGCTCGCCGACAACCAGCTCGCGCTGAATGCGGGATGGGACAGCGACTTGCTGAAGATCGAACTGGCGGATCTGCAGGCGCTCGATTTCAACCTCGACCTCATCGGCTTTGACGACACGGCGTTGGCGGACATTCTCGCGGACCGCACCGAGGGCCTGACCGATCCGGACGAGGTGCCGGAGACGCCGGAGGTGCCGGCTTCCGTGTTGGGCGATGTCTGGCTCATGGGCCGACATCGGCTGATCTGCGGCGATGCGACGAGCGCTGACGACGTCGGGCGGGTGCTCGCGGGTGTCGCGCCGCTGCTGATGGTGACGGACCCGCCTTATGGCGTCGATTACGATCCGGACTGGCGGAACCGCTCGGTAAAGGTGGAATTCGCAGCTAAACGCGCCACCGGCAAAGTGCAGAACGATGCGCGTGCCGATTGGTCAGAAGCGTGGCGACTATTCTCCGGCGAAGTCGCTTATGTCTGGCATTCGTTTCGGTCCGACATTGCACAACTGCTTGAAGCGGGCTTCGAGCAGCGTGCCGAGATTATTTGGGTAAAACAGCACTTTATTCTCGGGCGCGGCCATTATCATTGGCAGCACGAACCCTGCTGGTATGCGGTTCGTAAAGGCGCGACCGGCAACTGGAATGGTGATCGGTCGCAATCCACCATCTGGGAAATCAAATCGCAGATCGGCTGGGAGAGTTCACGTCCTGACAACAAGGACAAGGCGACCGGCCATTCCACCCAGAAACCCGTCGAATGTATGCGCCGCCCGATCGAGAACAACTCCTCGCCGGGCCAGGCGGTTTACGACCCGTTCGTCGGCTCGGGCACCACGATCATTGCGGCGGAAACGGCAGGTCGGGCCTGTCTCGCGATTGAACTGAACCCCGCCTACGTCGACGTTGCCGTGACCCGCTGGCAGGCTTTCACGGGCGAGACGGCGCGGCTCGAGGCGACGGGCGAGACCTTTGCCGAGATTGCCGCTCAGCGAGGCCGGGAGGCCGCTTAAATGCCACGGCGCAAGATCGATCCTCCGAACGAAACAACGCGCAGACAGGTCGAGACCATGACGGCCTACGGCATTTCCGAAAGCGATATTGCGCGGGTTCTCGGTGTTCACCGAAACACTTTGATGCGGCACTATCGCTACGAACTCGACACTGGCGCCGTCAAGGCAAATGCCCAGATCGCAAAAAACCTCTTCCGCATTGCGAGTGGAGGGCCGCGAGGCGGTCGTGGCGGCGATCTTCTGGCTGAAGACGCGCGCCCGTTGGGCTGCGGCGCCAGAGATAACGACGCCGGTCGAGGAAGAGATCGGCAAGAAGGAACAGGCGCAGCGGGCGGCGCTCACGGCATCCAAGGGCACGCCGTGGGAGCGCATTCTGCAATGAACGACTGGTCGCTCGCCTGCCCGGACTGGCGCGAGCGGATCAAGACGGGCCGCTCTTTGCTGCCGCCGCTGCCGCACCTCAACGAGATCGAAGCGGCACGGGCGGTCGAGAGTTTCAACCATCTGCGCCTGCCGGATGTGCGCGGGCGGCCGTATCTCGCGAGTGCCGGCGGCGACTGGTTCCGGGACATCGTGCGGGCGCTGCACGGGTCGTATGACCCGGAGACGCGCGTCCGGCACATCCGCGAGGTCTTCGTCCTGGCGCCAAAGAAGTCGTCGAAGACGACCTATTCCGCGGCGCTGATGCTGACCTCGCTGTTGCTTAACCGGCGGCCCCAGGCGGAGTTCATCCTGATCGCACCGACGCAGGAGGTGACGGACGTCGCCTTTTCGCAGGCGGTCGGCATGGTCGAGGCGGACGAGTTCCTGTCGAAGCGGATGTATATCCGCGACCACATCAAGACCATTCAGGATCGGGCCACGAAGGCGCGGCTCAAGATCAAGTCGTTCGACCCGAAGGTGGTGACGGGCGTCAAGCCGGTGGGCGTTCTGCTCGACGAGATCCATACCGTGCCGCAGAACGACGCCGATCGCGTCATCGGGCAGTTGCGCGGCGGCCTCGTCAGCCAGCCCGAAGGGTTTTTGGTCATCATCACGACGCAGAGCGAGCGGCCACCGGCCGGGGTGTTCCGGGCCGAGCTGATGAAGGCGCGGGCGATCCGCGACGGGCGGATTTCCGGCGCCATGCTGCCGGTCCTGTACGAGTTCCCGGAGGATGTGGATTGGCGCAACCCGGATCACTGGTGGATGGTGACGCCGAACCGGGATCTGTCCGTCACCATCGATCGGCTGAAGCCTGATTACGAGGCGGCGGTCGAGGCGGGCGACGAGGAATTGCGGCGCTGGGCCTCGCAGCACTTGAACGTCGAGATCGGCCTTGCGCTTCGCAGCGACCGCTGGGCGGGTGCGGATTACTGGGAAAGGCGCTCGTCTTCCTCGCTTACCCTCGCCGCGCTTCTGGCGCGCTCCGAGGTCGTGTGCATCGGCATCGACGGCGGCGGCTTGGACGATCTGTTGGGTGTCGCCGTGCTCGGCCGTGACAAGCGGACACGGGAATGGCTCTTGTGGACGCACGCCTGGGCGTTTCAGGCCGTGCTCGAGCGGCGCAAGAGCGAGGTCGGGCGGCTACGGGATCTCGAGCGGGCCGGCGATCTCACCATCATCGACACGCTCGGCGACGACGTCGAGGCGGTGGCGGATCTCTGCGCCGAGGTCGACGAGACCGGGCTGTTGCACAAGGTCGGGCTCGATCCGGTTGGCGTCGGTAGCATTGTCGACGCGCTGGCCGAGCGCGGTATCACGGGCGACCGTGTCGTCGGGATTAGCCAGGGCTGGAAACTCTCGGGCGCGATCAAGACCGCCGAGCGCAAGCTCGCGGATGGGACGCTTACCCATGGCGGCCAGGCGCTGATGGCCTGGGCGGTGGGGAACGCGAAGGTGGAGCCTAGGGGCAATGCGATCACGATCACCAAGCAAACCTCGGGGACGGCAAAAATCGATCCCTTGATGGCGACGCTCGACGCGGTGGCGCTCATGTCGACCAATCCGACCATCGAGGGCGGGAGCCTCACGGGCTACCTCGCCTCGCTTCAAGCCGTAGGCACGGCATGAACTGGCTGCGCAAGGCGCTCGGCGGCCTTTTTGCGCGTCCGCTGACGCTGCAGGACCCGGGCGGCTGGGCGGGGACCGAGCGCTGGTCCGGCGAGACGATCTCGTCGTCCGGCGTGCTCGGGCTCTCGGCCGCCTGGGCCTGCGTCAACCTCATCTGCGGCACCATCGCCTCGCTGCCGGTCATGGTCTACCGGACGGACAGCAAGGGCGGGCGCACGGTGGCGCGGGATCATCCGCTGTATTGGCTGCTGCACGACAGCCCCAATTTCGACCAGACGGCCGTCGATTTCTGGGAGGGCATGGCGGCGGCGCTCGAACTCTGGGGCAACGCCTATGCGCGGGTCTATCGCGAGAATGGCGTCGTCCGGGCGCTCGTGCCGATCCGGCCCGACATTGTCACCGTCGAGCGCAACCGCGAGACGGGCGATATTGACTATCGCTGGAGCGATGACGGCCAGTCCTACGCCGTCACCCAGGCATCAATGCTGCACATCCGCGGTTTTGGCGGCGGGCCGTTGGGCGGGCTGTCGACGCTGGCCTATGGGCGACAGACGTTCGGCATCGCGGCGGCGATCGAGCGCTCGGCGGGTTCGACGTTCCGCAACGGGTTGCGGCCGTCAGGGACGCTGACGTTCGAGAAGTTCTTGACGGACGAGCAAAGGGTCGTCGTCGAGACAAAACTGGCGGAAAAGTTCGCCGGAGCGGTCAATTCCGGGCGCCCGATGGTGCTCGAGGGCGGAACGAAGTGGTCGTCGCTGTCGATAAACCCGGAAGACGCGCAGATGCTGCAGTCGCGGGGCTTCTCGGTCGAGGAGATCTGCCGCTTTTTCGGCGTGCCGCCGTTCATGGTCGGCCACACCGAGAAAACCACGTCCTGGGGCACCGGGCTCGAGCAGATGACGATGGGATTTCAGAAGTTCACGCTGCGGCGGCGGCTGAAGCGCATCGAGCAGGCCATCGAGAAGCAGTTGTTTACGCCCCTCGACCGCGCCGCGGGCCTCCAGATCGAATTCGTGGTCGAGGGTCTGCTCCGGGGCGACAGTGCAGCCCGTGCGGCTTTCTATTCGTCCGGGCTCAATAACGGCTGGTTCACCATCAACGAGGTGAGAGAGCTCGAAAACATGCCGCCGGTCGTAGGCGGCGACGTTCCCCGGATGCAAATGCAGAACGTGCCGATCACGGACGCCGGCAAGCCGCCGCCGGCCGCTATCGAAGGACCGCCCGCATGATTGCCATGGACGACCTCAGTTTCGTTATCGGCGTTGACGAGGACTATTTCGACTTTGTCCCGGGTATCGAAGTCGATACGGCCGAGAAGGTGGGCCGAGTCCGGGATGATGATGTCTTTCACTTTGCCGTCGCGCAGGTGCTCGTCGAGGCCTTCGGGCCTGTCAGAATGCTTTCCGCGATGGCCTCGTTCAACCCGCTCGCGGACTACATCGAGGTGCCGATCGGCTGCACCAAGGCGCGCGTCGATCTGCGCCCGATCCGTTCCGCCGTCGCGCCGCTTGTCCGCCAGGCCGCTTAGGAGGCCGTTATGCCCATGCTCGAATACGAAACCAAGGCCCTCGACCTCACCCTCGAGACGAAGGCGGTCGACGACGAGGGCGTGGGCATCTTCGACGGCTATGCCTCGACCTTCGGCAACGTCGACCAGGGCGGCGATCTCGTCGAGCCCGGTGCCTTCATTCCGCACCTCGCCAAGGCGAAACGGGACGGCCGCCGCATTCCCATGCTCTGGAACCACGACCCGTCGCAGCCGATCGGCGTCTGGCTCGATCTCGCCGAGGATGCGGTCGGGCTCTACGTCAAGGGCGAGCTTCTGGTCGAGAGCGATCCGCTCGCCAAGCGCCTGCACGCGCTGGTCAAGCGCAAGGCCATCGGCGGGCTGTCGATCGGCTACCGCATTCCGCCGGGCGGCGCGGAAATGGACGAGGGCAAGCGGGCCATGCGGCTCAAGGAAATCGATCTGCGCGAGGTGTCGTTGGTGACCATGCCGATGAACCTCAAGGCGAAGATCCAGCAGATCAAGCAGACGGTCTGGACGCTCGACAACCGGCCGTCGGCGCGAGAACTCGAGGAGGCGCTGCGGGACGCGGCGGGCTTCTCCAAGACCTTGGCGGAGAAGATCGTGGCCAAGGCGATGCCCGTTCTTCGGGGCGACCCCGAGGGGACGGCGGGCATGGACGATCCCGCCGCAGCGTTCAACCAGGCGCTGCTCAAACTCCTCAAAGTCTAAGGAACTCCCACCATGAAATCGTATGATGACGGGCCGTTCGGCCCGCGGCCTTGCTATGAGGCCAACACCGGCACCGGCACGAAGTCGGCGGAAGACCTCGCCGGCGAGGTGAAGAACGCCCTCGACGATGTTCGCTCTGTCGCCAAGGAGGCCCTCGCCGAGGCGAAGACGAACGGCGCGACGAGCCGGGCCATCGCCGAAAAGGCGGACGAGGCTCTGCTCAAGATCGCCGCTCAGAACGCCGAGTTCGCCACGCTGCAACAGAAGCTCGCCACCCGCGGCGCAGGCGGCGGCAACGAGGTGAAGACCTTCGGCGAGCGCTTCACCGAGTCGGACTCATTCAAAAACCTGCTGGCGAACGGCCAGCGTGGTCGGGCGACCCTTGAACTTAAGGCAATCCTCACTTCGCTCACAACGAACGCCGCCGGTTCTATCGGTGCCGGCATAGACGAGACGAGGCTGCCGGGCATCCTGCCGATGCCTCAACGCAAGCTCACCGTGCGCGACCTGATTACGCCAGGTCGCATGGACGGCAACGCCCTCGAGTACGTCCGCGAGACGGGTTTCACCAACTCCGCCGCTCCGGTAGCGGAAGGCGCAAGGAAACCCGAGTCCGACATCAAGATGGACCTCGTGACGACGACGGCGAAGGTCGTGGCGCACTACATGAAGGCCAGCCGCCAGGTCGTCGATGACATCAGTCAGTTGCGTTCGGTCATCGACAACCGCCTGATGTATGGTTTGAAGCTCGTTGAAGAGAATCAGTTGCTGAACGGCGATGGGACTGGGCAAAATCTGCTTGGTATTATCCCGCAAGCGACAGCCTATGCGGCGCCGATCACTGTCCCGACGCCGACGAGCATCGATCAGATCCGCCTCGCTATCCTACAGGCGTATCTCGCCGAGTTCCCGGCCACGGGCATCGTCATGAACCCGGCCGACTGGGCCTTCATAGAGTTGCTTAAAGACACCCAGGGTAGGTATATAATCGGCCAGCCGCAGGGCACGATCCCGGCGCGGTTGTGGGGCCTTCCCGTGGTCGAAACACAGGCAATGACGATCGATAAGTTCCTCGTCGGTGCCTTCATGATGGGCGCGCAAGTCTTTGATCGGTGGAGCGCCCGGATCGAGGTCGCGACGGAGAACGAAGACGACTTTGTGAAGAACCTTCTCACGATCCTTGCGGAAGAAAGACTCGCCCTCGCGGTCTATCGGCCGCAGGCGTTCATCTACGGCGATATGGGCCGGGCCGCTTAAGTTGCTCGGCCGCCTCTTCCTGATCCTCGTCGCCGCCGTTTGCACGGCGGCGGCGTTCAAACGTCGCGGTTCGGGCGGAGATGATCCTCCTCAGAGTCGTCGCAACCGTCCCGGACGGGCCGTCGCAGAGAGCGAACCCTCTGTGGCGGCCTCGTCGTCTCAAGAAAAGGAACTCCCTATGGGCACCGTCACCTATCAAGTCCTGCGCGAGCATCTCGGCGACCGGAACTACGCCAAGGGCGAGACGCGCGAGTTAAACGAGAGCGACGCGAAGCACCTTGTCGAGAGCGGCGTGCTGGCCCCGGCCGGTGAGGCCGCCAGCGAGACGGCCAAGGCCAAGCAGGACGCGGTACAGGCTGCGAGCCCGGACCTTGTCGAGCAGGCGAAGGCCGAGCGCGCGGCACCGCAGAACAAAGCCGAGCCGGTGCCGGACTTCAACAAGACGAAGCCGCGGGTGCCGCGGGAGTAGGCCATGCTGACCGTCATCGAGCCCGCCGCGACGACCGCGCTGACGACGCTGGACCGGGTGAAGCTCGGTCTCGGCATCACCGACGACGCCAACGACGAGCTTCTGGAAATCCAAATCCTCGAGCAGTCGGAGTTCGTCTGCGCGCTGCTCAACACGGCGATGGCGGCGGACGGGACGCGGACGCTCGGGCTCGAGACGGTCGAGGAGATCCTCGAGGCGCCGACTTTGTCGCGCATTCCAGTCGTCGAGATCGAGGAAGTCCGCGACGGCAACGGCACGCTGTTCGATCCGGCCGATTATCTCGTCGACAAGGCGACCGGGCGCTTTATCGGTCCGGCGAGCGCCGCCTGGTGGAACCTCGTCTATAATTTTACGCCGCCGGCGATCCCGATCATCGTGCGCTACAAGGCCGGCTGGCGGCTCCCGGGCGACGAGAACCGCAACCTGCCGCGGGTCATCGAAACCGGGGCGATTTCGCGCGTCACCTCCGTGCGCGCTGCGGGCAGCCGCGATCCGAACGTCAAGGCCGAGGACATTCCAGGTGTCCTGCGGACGGAATACTGGGTCGGCTCGACGGGCGGCGATAGCAGCACGGGCGGCATTCCGCCGGATATCTGGTCGCAGCTCTCTCTCTATCGGAGGCTTTCCGTCTGATGCCGTCCGTCGCGGGCACGCAGGGCGCCTATGAGCGGGCGCTGGGCTACTTCGACCGGGTGACGATTACCCAGGGCGCGAGTGTCGCCTCGGCGCGCGGACGCATCTTCTCGGAAACTTCTGTCGGGCTGACCGATAGCATCGAGCAGGGGCGCCTGCGGGCCATCATCCTCGCCCAGGATCTCGCCCTTGTGCCCGGCCGCGGCGACCTCCTCGAGGTCGGCGGGCACCTCTACGTCATCTCCGCCGTCGACGACGCCACCCGCCGCGTCGGCGCCGTCACCATCGCCTACGAGGTCACGCTCTGATGGCGACGACCATGAAGCTCAAGGGCGGCGAGGAGCGCTATACCCTCGCTATCCGGGCTGGCGTCGACGAGAAGGTGGCGAAGAAGCAGATCGCCGCCTTTCACATGGGCCGGGTGGCGGATGCTAAGCAGCGCAATCGCACCCTGCTGGCCGGGGCTGGCGATATCCGTGAGATCACCACCGTCGACGGCAAGAAGGGTGCGCCACTCGAGAGCGTGAAAGTCGACGGCGGTTCGATCGTCACCGTGTTCCCGTTCGCGGTCGGCGAGATCATCGAATACATCGACTTCCTGCTCATCTCGCGCTCGCCCATCGGCCCGCCCGGCGGCGCCGGCACCTACAGCCGCTCGCACCGGCTCTTCGCGGACGGCGCCGAGGCTGACCCGGTCAATCCGCCGCTTGACGCCAAGACTTACATGTTCCTCTCGAACCTGCCGTATGCCCGCAAGATCGAGGGCGCGAAGACGCGCAAACCCCAGGGCAAGGCTCCGTCCGAGGGCGTCTATCGCGGCGCCGTCACCCTCGCGAACCAGCGCTTTTCCAACTTCGCCGAGATCAAGTTCACGTTCCAGGGCCTCGCCGGCGAAGACCGCTATCCGACCATCCGCATAAGGCTTCGCACCTGATGCCCTCGAAAGTCGTTCTAGATGCCGTGAGAGAGCGCCAGGCGGCAAACTGGACCTCGACGGCCGTCTTCTACCCGAACGACGCCGTCTCGCCGGCAGCGGACCTCGCCGCCTTCGTGCAGGTCGAATTTCTGGTCGGCTCCGGCCTTCGCCGGACGCTGGAACTGAACGGTTTGCACGTCGAGTTGGGGACGTTCCGCTTCGTCGTCCATTGCCGGATTAAAACCGGGCCGGATCTGGCGTTCACCTACGCCGACGAACTGGCGGCCTTGTTTACCTCCGTCGAACTGAAAAAGACGACGACGGAATTCCTCGAGACTGATGCGCCGACGCCGCCCTCCGGCGCGGGCGCCGATGTCGCCTATTACCTCGTCTCGACCTCGGTTCCCTACCGCTACCTCTTCCGCCTCTAGCCTCACCTGAAATTCGCCTCGGCGAATAACCGCACGTCGCAACCGCGGCGGCGCGGCGCTTTCACGCGCGCATAAAAGGAGATCGCGCCATGCCGTATGTCACCTCTTCAGGGACGAAATTTCAGATCTCGACGACCGTTCCAGCGTCGACTGCCGATACGCTGGCGGAGCTGTCGGCGCTTACCTACACCGATGTCGACGGCATCATGACGTTGGGAGAGTTCGGCGACACGAGAAACCTCGTTGACTTCTCCGTGCTTGGCGACGGTCGTGTGCGCAAGCTCGCGGGTGCGGCTGACGCCGGCACGCTCGAGATCGAGTGCGCGTTCGACTCGCTCAGCGCCGGCCAGACCGCGATGAGATCGGCCTACGATAGCGGCCAGGAATATGCCTTCAAGGTCGAGACACGCGACGGCGTGACGCCGAACCCGAACAGCATGTTTTTCTTCCGCGGGCCGGTGACCAGTAAGGCCGTCACCGTCAACGACAACGATAGTGTGCTGTCGCAGAAGTTTGTCGTCGCCGTCAACTCGGCCGTGTTTGACGATCTCTCGGCGGCGCCATGATCGACCTAGCCGACTTCGACACCCGCCGGGCCGAGGCCGGCGAGCGGATGGTCGTCAACTATCCCGGCTCGTCGCCGCCGGTGCCGCTCATGAACGGCGAGGATACGCCGATTGCGCTCATCCTCTCCGGGCTCGACTCCGGGGCGTACCGCTCGGTCCGGCGCGAGCTCGTCAAGCGCCGGCAGCAGGCGAGCCAGCGCAATAATGGGACTCTCCCTCTGGAAATCATGGAGGGGGAGTCGCTCGAAACGGTGCTCGCCTGCTTGAAGGGGTGGGAGGGCGTCGTCCTCGATGGGGCGCCGGTCGAGTTCAATCCTGTCAATGCCCGCAAGGTGCTGACCCGCATTCCCTGGCTGATCGAGCAGGCGGAGGTGTTCCTACATGACCGGGCAAATTTTATCGCGCGCTTACCAAACGGCTCTGCGGGATAGTCCGTGAGAACAGCCGCACGGCCATCGCCGACTGCCCGCCGGAAGCGCAGTACCTCTTGGATTGGTTCTTCGCGCTCGTCGGCCTGCATACGGCTGGGCAGATGAGCATCAACCCCCTGCAGCCCTCCGAGGTCGAGGCGTGGTTTCGCCTCATGCGGATCGAGCCGGACCCGTGGGAGGTCGATGCCGTCTTCGCCATGGACGCGGCCTTCCTTGAGCGGCTCGCCGACAAGAGCAAGAGCCGCAAGGGCTCGATCCAGGCCGCCGCGAAGGTCTCGGCCGACAACGTCGAAGGGGTCAACGCCATCATGCGCAGCCTGTCCTCTCGCAAACCCAACGGGAGCCTGATTTCGCGCCATGGCCAATGAACGCTCGGTCGCTATCCTTGAGACGCGGTCGGAAACGACCGGCTTCAAGGAAGGCATCGCGGACGCAAGAGCGCTCGACAGCGCCATCTCCGGCGTCACCGTTTCGACGCGGGAGATGACGAAGGCCGAGATCTCGCTGCAAGGCTCCCTCGATCGCCTCGACCGCTCCCTCGATCCGGCCGTCCGCTCACTACAGGAATATGAACGTGCGCAGCGGCTCGTGGCGCGGGCCGAGGAGCAGGGCGCCGGGACTGGAGAACAGCGCGCGCGCATTCTGGAAAACGCAGCGGCGCGGTATCAGCGGGCGATCAGCCAAACCGGGCAGGCGGTCAACGACAACGCCAGAAGCTATGGCCTCGCGTCGCACCAGATCCAGAACCTGTCTTTCCAGTTGAACGACCTCGCCGTCCAGATCGGCTCCGGCGGCGGTATCTTCCGGCCCCTGCTGCAGCAGGGCGCCCAGGTTGTCCAGATCCTGCAGCAGGGTGAAGGCGGCATCCGCGGCGGGCTGACGGCGCTCGGCCAGAGCCTCAAGTCGATCGGCCCGGCGGCGATTTCCGGGTTCGGCGCCGCCGTCGCGGCGATCGGCGGCGTTACCGCGGCGGTCGTTGCCGGGGTGAGCGCCGTCAACGATTACCGCGAGCAGTACAACGAACTGCAGCGGGTTCTGAAGACCGGCGCAGGCCGGCAGGCGGGTCTCAAGCCTGGGGATGTCCAGGGCGCCGCCGAAGCCGCCTCGGCGGCCTCCAAGGCCGCCGGAGGGGCACTCTCGTCAGGCGAGGCGAGGGCGGTCGGGATCGAATTGGCGAAGACCGGGAAAATCGGCAAAGAGGTCATGACTGACCTCACGGCCCAGACCGAAGCTTACGCCAAGACCCTCGGCATCGACACGCCGGCCGCCGCCGCAAAGCTCGCAGGGGCTTTCGCCGATCCGGCCAAGGGCGCCGATATGCTGGCGCGCGAGCTGCTCAGCCTGTCTGCGGCCCAGGTCGCGCAGATCGGCACCATGGCCCGGATGGGCGACCGCCTCGGCGCTCAGAAGGCCTTGATGGACGGCCTCAAGGACGGCGTCGTCGACCTCAAGGATCAGGTTTTGACCGCGACCATCGTCTGGGAACGGTTCAAGGCGGCGGCGCTCTCTGATGCCGACCTGATCGCCAAGAAACTCGGCGAAGCGGCAATGCCGAAGACGGCCGAGCAGCGGATCGCGGATATCAAGGCGCTCCCCGGCACAGGACTCGGCGGCCAGGTCACGCCGGAGGATGCGCAGCGCCGGGCCGATGCGATCCTCAAGATCCAGACCGATGCCTCCGCCAAGGCTCTCGAGCAGACGCGCCGGGACGAGGCTGCAAAGCGCAACGAGGTCGCGCTGACCGCGAACGCGATCACCCTGAGTATCAACTCGTCGATCGGCAAGTTTCAGGAACTGCAGGATCAGTCGACGCGCCTCGCGGAGGCGATGAGGCATCCCGAGCTTTTGGCGGATCAGGCGGCGACGGCGGCGGCGCTCGATACGGTCAGAAATTCGTTGGGCGGGGCAACGACCGCCGCTGAATACTACGCCGTGACGCTCACCCGCATGAAAGATCAGGGCAATCTTGCCCTCCAGGCGATCTACGCGCAGACGCAGGCCTCGCTGGCATTGACCGAAACCGATCGGCGTAGCGCCGAGGTGCTACAGGCCAAGGTTGCCCAGCAGCAGGCCGAACTCGCCGCGACCCAGGCGGGATTGCCGTTGCAGCAGATCGCCATTGCGGGCGAGCAGGCCTACGCCCAGGCCATGGCGCAGTCGAACGCCGCGCGAGCGATCGCCGTCCAGCAGGGCGCCAAACAGATCGCGCAGGGCGCCCTGGATATCAGCAACATCGGGGCGACGACGGTCGCTCTCCGCGCCAAGATCGCCGCCGAGCAGTCAATGCTGCAGACGGAAGGCTCGCTGTTGACGATGTCACAGCGCCTGGCCCTCGCCGAGCAGGCGCGGCAGCGTGTTGTGGCGCAGGCAGCGGCGACGCTGCGCGATATGATCGCGGCGCAGCAGGACGACATCCGCATGAAGGAAGCCGAGATCTCTTCGCTCGGCATGGAGGATACGGCACGGGCCAAACTGTTGGCGAGAATGCAGGCCGAGAATGAATTGCGCCGTCAGGGTATCGATCTGACGAGTGCGCAAGCGCAGGCCTACATCGCGAATGCGCAGAAGATCGCCGAACTCACGGCGAAACTCGAACAGAAACAGCGCGCGGAACAGGCCGACCAGGAAGCGACGAACCAAGCCGCCGCGGCGCAACGGGACTATGCCGCCGCGATGGACGAGCGTCGGCGGTCCGTCGAAAACGCCCTGATCGCGCAGAAGCGGTTCTTTATGGCCGGGGGTGGTCCCGGCGGGACGTTCCAGACAGGTGAGTTCTCAGCGAAAGGCCCGATGACCGCCTCTACGCCGGGCGCAATGAACTTCATCGCCGGCTCCGGTCCGCACGGTGTCCGGTTCGGAGGTACGCACGACGAGATCGATGCGATCCTCCTCGAACAGTTTGCCAATGAGTTCGCCCGGCAGGGCTTTTCGAGCAAAAAATCGGAGCTACTTGCGCAGGAAAAACTCGGTCAGTCGGAACATCCTCTCATGCTGCGGAAAGCGCAGGAGGGCCTGATCGCCCTAAAGGAGGAGGAAGCCGGGGCGACGAAAAAGGTGACGGAATCCCTGGAGGATCTCAACACCTCGGCAATCCAGACCCGGATCGACCAGTTACGCGGCTTGCAGGAGGCGGCCCTGCAGCGGCCCTACCACCCCGACCCGTATGCCGAGCGGAATCCGGAGTTCTTCTACAACGGCGAGAAGATTTTTCGGGAGAGCCAGGATAAGATCTATCTCGGCCTGCAGACGCAGATCGAGAAACTCGAAACCCTGCAGACGAGCCTCGCCACCATCGCCGGCCAGAACGCAGCCCTGCCGCAGACCCTCGTCGATGCCCTGCGCGCGGCCGGCTTTTCCGATATCGCCGAGAAGATCGTCGGCGCCATGTCGTCCGCGCCAGCCCCGTCCGCAACACCGCCGCAGACCGCCGTGCAACCGCCCGGTACGAACCAGTTTCAGGGCTACGGCGGCCGCTCCGGCGGGTTCGTCTCGGTGGGGCTCTGATTAATGTCGCAGCTCCCGACCGTCCTGCAGACCGCAAACCTCGTCGGTGCGAGCGGCGGCGTGTCGTTCTCGACGGTGGTGTTCCCCGGCTCGACGGGCCTTGAGAACCGCAATCAGCGCTGGGGCCAGGGCCGGCAGCGCTGGGCCTTGACGTGGCAGGGCTATCTCTCCGAGTTGCAGCCGATCTTGGATTTGTTCACGGCGACCCGCGGCATCGCCAAGTCGTTCAAGTTCGCGCCGCCGGGGTACAGCCAGGGCGACTTTCGCTTCGACAGCGACGTGCTCTCGATCTCCTATCGGACGAGCGCGCGAGGGGCCGACTTCATCGCCACCCTGTCGCTTGCCGTGATCCAAGTCCTCGACGAGTGAGCGATGCGGAATCTCCCCGCGCTCCTTGAGGCGGAACTGCAGGGCGCCGCTTATGGCATCTGCCGCCTCGTCAAGATCACGCGCAAATCGGGCGCCGTCCTGCGCATTGCCGAGCATCAGCAGGACATGGTCGTCGAGGGTGATACCTACGTTCGGGCGAGGGGCTTCCGTTGCTCGTCCCTGCCCTTTCGGCTGAACTCGTCCTCGACCTCGACCTCGTTTGAGATCGTCGCCGTCGACGGCGGTTTGATCGATCCCGATGACCTCCGCAACGGCCTCTACGATACCGCCACCGTCGTCATCTCGGCCGCCTCGCACCTCGTCCCCGGCAATGGCAAGATCGACCTCTTTCGCGGCAACTTCGGCGACATCACGCTCACCGATGTCGGGCTGGCGCAGATCCGGGTCACGGGTCTGTTCGCGCGCGCCGATCAGCTCCTCATCGAACACTACAGCCCGATGTGCCGGACCGAGTTCGGCGACGCCCGCTGCAAGGTGCCGCTGGGACCGTTGACGCAATCGGCGACGGTCGTCTCGGTGTCCGGGTTCAACATCGTCATTTCGGGCAGCGCGGCCGGACGGCCGGACGACTACTGGAACCTGGGCCTCGTCATGCCGACCTCCGGTCCCGGCGTCGGCGACGGGTTCGAGATCCGCGACTGGTCGACCGGATCGAACGTCATCAAGACATATCTGCCGCCGGTCGGGAAACTCTATGCCGGCGATAGCGTGAATTTAATTCCGGGCTGTGATTTCACGCGCAGCGAGACGACCGGCTGCGGGCGCTACAACAACATCATCAATTACAGGGGCGAACCTTACGTTCCCGGCCAGGACGCTAACGACATCACCTACTCCGATTGGGGCACGACGACGTGAGTTCGGGCTGGGTTCCCTGGAAGACCGGCCAGCATGGCGACGCGGTCAATTACCTTAACGCCGTCAATCAGGGCGCCATCACGAACCAGTACGCGCAGCCGGCGCGCACCGAGGTCGTGCCGGGGCGCGGCTACGTCCGCGGCTACGACGCCGAGGGCAAGTACATCGGCAACTTCATCGGAATGCCGGCGGCCGGCGGAACGGTCACCGTCCCGGCGGCGCCCGAGCCTGAGCGACAGAACCAGAGCTGGTCGACCTGGGGCAAGGTCATTCCCATCCATATGGGAATGCGGCGGATGAGCCCGCAAATCATCTGGCTGCGAGCCCCTGTCACGATCGGCGTCACGGCCAAAGCCGACTTCGCGGTGTCCTGGGGCTACAACGCCGACGACAACCCGGCCGATACCGAGGTCACCGCGCTCTATGCGGACGGCACCAAGATCTGGACGATCGGCGACGACAATCTGCTCCCCGGCGATTGGTCGTGGGTCATGCATCCGGGGACGGAATCGCAAGGGCAGGACTCCACCATGGTCGCGGCGCTCGGCGCTGCCAATGTGCCCGCTTATCGCGGGCAGATTTACGGTGTGTTTCGCAACTTTCCGCTCGACAAATTTGGCTTCAAGCTGCCTGGGATCACCGCGGAGATTGTCGGCAGCGGTAGCGAAGGACCGCGCAAGGATTCGTGGAACCCGGCGGATAAGCACGCGCTTGCCGTGCTCAGCAACAACAATTTCACGGTCTCGAAATATGTGCCGTCAGATTGGGACGGCGACGATCTCTCCGATCCCGATAAGGGCAACTATATGGCCGCGTCCGGCGTGCGTTCGCGGACATATCATAAGCGCGGGCAGTATTATTTCGAGGTGACGGCCGACTATCTCTGGAAAGGCGCGTGGTACGGGTTTTCCGGCTATACCGGAGTCGGGGCTGGTATCGCGGCGGCTACGGCCGCGTTGGCTCGTGCCGCAGGCAACGATGCTGCGGGCGCTGGCGCTGCTGTGCCGGTGCCGTCTCAGGGTCTTGCAGGAACGGTTCCATTACATCGGACCTCCTCTCCGCCTCTTAGCGTAGAGGGGCCGCCAGCATGGGGTGCTGGCGAGACATTCGGGCTTCATATCAATATGAACGCAGGTTATCTGCGGGCTCGCAACGTCTCGCAAAACAGCGATTGGACGGCCCCGGTTTACTATATCGAGCCGCCGAAGCCGCACGCCTTTGCACCGATCGCGCTTGGCGACCCGCTCTACGCTTACGCCAACGTCGTCTATGGTCCGACGATTTTTCTGATCACCGCCTCCGACCAGCAAACCGTCAACTTCGGCGCGAAGCCCTTCAAGGGCGACATCCCATCCGGCGCCACGGCCTGGAACGGCACGGGCGGCTCGGAGGAGTTCCTCGGCACGCTGCCGCTGAAGGACTTCATCAGCAAAATTTCGACTTACTGCGGCCTTGTTCCGACGACCGACCTCGACTTCGTTGGCATCGACGACATCATTCACGGCGGCATCATCACGCGCGACACGACGTTCGCGGACTTCCTGTCGGTGTTGGGCAGAGCCTACGGCTTCGATTATTACGAGAGCGACGTCATCCGCATCGTGCGTCGGGTCGTCGGCTCGACATACACCATCGACAAGGCGATCCCGCCGGAAGATCTTCTAGTCGAGACGGATCGCTCGATCGAGACGGTGCGCCACCGCGACGATAGCCCGACCGAGATCGAGTTGTCGTACGTCGACGCGACGCAGCAATTCCGCTGGAACATCCAGAAAGCGCGCCGCATCCTGTTTCCCGTTCGCACGACGATGTCGAAGCGCAAGGACGCTTTCGCGATTCCGATCGTCACGAACGCCAAGGACGCCCTTACCCTGGCCGGCCGGGCGCTCTATCGCGAGGCGACGCAGAACGTCGAGCACCACGCCTCGACGCTGCCGCGGCACATGGCGATCGAGCCGTCTGACATCCTGACCATCACGGCAGCAGATACCGCATACACCGTGAAGGTGACCGAGGTGCAGTTGGCGGCCGATTGCCGGCTGACGCTCTCGGCCGTCAACCTCCTCACCGATGAGGATATGACCTTCAACGCCGACGCCGGCTCGCCGAACCTGCCATATGCCGGCAACATCGCGAAATTGGAGGCCGAGGACGGCGCTGACCGGATGCAGGCCTCGCAGCTTACCGGGACGATGTGGGCCTACGAGGGCGAGGACACGGCGGCGTTCCGGCTGGTTTCTCTGGCACTGGCGGCGACCGATGGGGCGGACGGGTTCACCGGCTCGCAGGCGCCTCCGTTCACCGGCAGCATGGCGGCGACGGACCGGCCGGACGGCTTTGTTGGCGCCATCGATCTGACGCTCGTCCTCGATCTCGACTTTACGGCGATGTGACATGACCCTCGATCCACGCATCACCTTCTCGCGTGCGAGCACGGCGACTTACTTTAATGCGTCGGGTATGCTTGCAACCGCAGTGTCAGGAGCGCCGCGCTTCGATTATAATCCGGTCACGCACGCGGCGCGGGGACTGCTGATCGAGGAAGCGCGGACGAACTTCGCGACGCAATCGCAGGATTTATCTCAGGCCGTATGGGTGAAAACCGGGGTTACGGCGACCGTCGACCAGATCGCGGCACCTGATGGCACCATAACGGCCGACATGCTGACAGCGTCGGCGACCACGGCCTTTGTGGCTCTGATCCATTCCGCTATCGCGACCACCATGGTTTACAGCGTCTTCGTTAAA